ACAATTCCAGTAGTTGCCATTTTTATTTATCTTTTGGTGCGGGTTTCTCCTGCTTCTTAGGCTGCAGGGCCTTTGTCTTTTTCTCAGTGTAGGGCTCAGCCACCTGGTCATCGATCAGCTGCTGACCGAACCTGGGAGTCACATCGAGCACTTTGCCGGCCGGCTTTTCCAACAGGCCGATTTTGTGAGGTTTCAAAAGTTTTACTTTCATGGTATTATCGTCTTAATCTGATGTCAAAGTCAACTGCAATATGGTGTACCCGGTTTGCTTCGTAGATGTAATTCTCTCCGGCAAACAGGCACCTGGTCACCGTCACATCATGGCCGGATCCGGAAAATTCATCCAGTGCTGTCCGCACCGAATCTGCCAGGCTAACCACATTGGCAAAGCTGTTATGGAAGCAGCTCACCTGCCAGCGGATCACATCCATTTTGCTTCCCTCCTGGTCAGCATCCGGGGACGGTATGTTCGATACATTAAAGTGAGCGATATACGGAAGGCTCACTTCCTCGGCCACTACCCCGGGATACACATCATCAAGGATGGTCTTCAGCTGATCATATATGAGCTCATGAAGCATTTTTCTTCTGAACGTATTTATCAATCACTTCCATAACCGATTTGCCAAAGTCCTCCAGGATCTGCTCCTGCGTTTCATCGTATGCCGGCCGCATGAACGGACGTGCCGGCTGATCCGCCCGGTACCTGACCCTTCCTTTGCGTTTGAACCGCCCGATCCCGGATGTGCCGAACTCAATGAAGTGTGCGTACCACGGATCCCGGGCCTTGGTTTTCTTCGGGCCTACAGCCACCAGGACCTGGTGCCGGGACTGGTAGTTGATAGCAATGCTTTTGGCCACCGTCTTTGAATAGGATTGGATCTTCTGCCGGGCTGCCAGGATCAGGATCCTCGAAGCCTTTCGAAGGGCCTGATAAGCCAGCCGCCGGTTGACATTCTGCTCCAACCCGCTGAGCCTTTTCATCACTTCATCGTATCCCTGCAGATCGATGCTGCCGGCTGTATTTCTGTCAATCCCAGCCATGCTCAAAGAACGTTACCAGTTGGTCCTGTGGACCGTTGATAGTTCAAGGTATTCATCTCTGCCTATCTCCCTGATCCCAATGATCTCATAAGTATCCCCGCCGTAGACCACTCTCATGCCCGATGTGATCCCCGATCGGTACCGGATTGTGAAGGTCACTACATCGACCATCGCTTCGGTACCCTCGTCATTGGATTCGGAAGATGAATTGTGCTGCACCCTGGCCCAGGGAGAACACTCATGGGTCCAGGATCCCGACAGCTCCCCTCCATCATCCTTGTCTGTCGGAGGAGACTGGATCATGATCTTCCTATCCATGCTGCCGTAGTTCATGCCGTAACCAGTTCATCGTTCGACAACAGGTATTCGAAGCCTTTTTTCAGGAAGGATATCGTTCTTCCGGTGATTTCCTCCTGCCGGTTCTCATACAGGTGGCCGATCAAGATCTCGATCGCCTTGATGATGTTCTCCGGGATAGAGGATGCACTGGCATATCCGGCTTTGAAGGTCACCTTTACGGCATTCAGCTGGTCGCCCAGGGATGGTGAATCGGTGATCCGGACCCTGGCCGGGATGGTGATCACATCACTCTGGTACTTTGTGGTGACCAGCTCGGTATATTCCGTGTCCGTATCCGTTGCCAGGTACTCGACCTTCGAGATCTCAGTAACAGGTTTCTTTTTCAGGTAGATCACACCACTGTCCGGCCACTGGTCGAGGTACAAGGCAAATTCGGTGTCGAGGCATATGATGCCCGTGCGGTTCTCGATAAACTTCCAGGCGGAGCTGATCAGTCTTTCGATATACGCATCCTCATTGTCATGATCGATCCGAAGGTGGACCTTGGCATCAGCCAATGACATCGGGGAACCGGATGGTGATGTGACTACCTGAAACATCTACCTGGTGTTATTTTCTCGGAACGGCATGCAATCCCCAATAGAACAGGGTGGACTGGGTACCGGTGGACAGGATGTACAGCCTTACCCGCACGGCATTCAGGATATCCTCATGCCAGTCAAGGGTCTGCACACCGTCAATGGTCACCGTATCTACGCTGTACCAGTAGTTGCCGGATGCCTGGTTCGAATACTGCAGCCAGGCTGTGGCAGCTGTGGCACCGGATACGCTATCGCACTGCAAATGAGAGCTGATATCATAGTCTGCCTTTTTAAGGGCATTGAAATCAACCACATAACTCACAGTGTCAGCGTTCGTCAGGGTGTCATTATGGGAAACGGTGAACGGCTGCTGAGCTTTGACAGTCAGAGCTGCAGCCAGGATTGCGAAAAGGAAAATGACTTTTTTCATTATTTCTTTGGTTTGAAGTATTCCGTAAGTTTCTGAGCGGTAGGTTTGGCCACGCCCTTGATCTCCTCGAAGTTTTCTATCTTCTGGAGCTCTTCAAATGAGATCCCGGCCTTCAGGATAGCATTCCTTCCTGGAAGATCGGCCGGCAGATCCGATCCATCGGACTCGTCCAGCAGCTCCACCACGCCGGCTTTGTGCATCTCCCTGGCCTGTTTCTCTTCGAACAAGGCCATCTCCCCGGGGAAGTATGCCAGACGGAACTTCCCCGGATGCTTCAGAAACCTTATATTAAGTTTCTTCATGGCCTTACATTACGATGTCAGGGCATCCTTCATTGCGGCGAAGGATACGGCCCGGCGAACGATCACATCCCAGAAAGAGTTGATGTCAACCTCCATCTGATTGGTCCTGGCATTGGTAAAGGGATTGATCAGGATATCGAACCCTGCCCACTGCAAGATCATCAGATCATTGAAGTTCCCGAAGATGATCGCCGAGCAGTCATCAGATTCACCCTTGGTCAGATCGTTGGGAACTGAAGTGGTCACAGCGGCATTATACCCCATGAGCTCGTTATTGGCTTTCAGGTCCCATACCATCATTCCGGATCCTTCATCCATCTTAGTCTTTTTCAGCTTGGCCCTCACGTATGGATTGGTCAGGAATCCCAGTGCGCCGAAGTCTGCCTTATCCACAGCGATCTCTTTCTCCAGGTCAACGATATGTTCAATGGTCGGAGCTGCTCCGTTCGTACCGCCGGTCACGGATCCTATACCATCGGTATTCAGGATCCCGGTCGGATTGTCCGATGCACCATCACCTTCGATGGACGCCACCTGCAAGGCTGCATTGATCGCATTGATCAGCTCGTTCTGGATCATCCGATCCACATCATAATTTCCTTCCTGGGCCAGCAGGGTTTTTGAAACAAGCCCATAAGCACCCAGCCGTTTCGGGCTTGCGGTTTTCCTGGTAACGGTCGGTGTGCCATCGGCCAGGGCATCGGTCTCACCTTCCCATGCAGCAGAGGCAGCGGCACCTACCGGGATTTGGATATTACCTACCAGGCCGGTAACCATCTGTGCGCCCAGCCCGACTAGGACGTTACGGTCGTAAAGGGCTCCGATAAAATCCGTCACATCGGTTTGTACGAAATATGACCCGCCTCCGGATCCGGCCAGCAGAGCGGTCCTTTTCTCAGTTCTCTCACCTACCCCGGACTTCCTTCTGATCGCCATCGAGGGTACGAGCAGATTACCTTTAGGATTGATCCCGGAGGCCCTCATTTCTTTTACGGCCTCCTGGTGCATTTCAAGTTCCAATCCATCCAGGGGCTTGCTGTTGGCAAGAAGGTTCATGGCCCTGAGCAGGGAGAACTGGCCGACCTCCTTGTCCTCCTTTTCCTGGTTTCGTTTGTTGATGGTCTCCCCTGCCACCCGGGCCTCGAGCTGCTCCTCGAACTCACGCTGCTCGATCTGATTGTCCAGCTTCTGGATCTCGGTGCGGATCTCCGCCCGGCGGGTGTTCTCCTCATCGGTGAATTCCCGCTTTTCCTCCTTGGCCTTGGCGATTATCTGTGAGAGCTCGTCCTCCAGCTTGGTCCGCTTTTCCTTCAGCGAGGCGGAGGTCAGGAACCCGGCAACGGGTGCCATAGCGATTACAAGAGCGGGTGCGGCGAAGGTGATCCCGGCAAGTACCAGGGCAACCATCAGAAAAATACCCGCAAACAGTTTCTGTGCTTTCATTTTTTAAAGTGTTTATTCGACATTAATGGTTTTTTATTCTCATCAGTTCAAGTTCTGCTTCTGCATACTGCACATCTGCCGGCACCTTCCTTTCTTCCTGCTCCTCCTGTTCCTCTTCTTCTTCCTCCTGGCCTTCCTCCTGGCCTTCCTCCACGAAAGCATCGTGGCTGCGCTTGGCAACAGATGTGTCCGGGTAAGCTGCGAAAGTTACCGGCGATACATCGATCACCCTTTTCACGGCCAGGATGGTCCGGATCTCGCCGTCCTCGTCATCCTGTTCCCACAGGT